ACGTTACCGGCTGCATAAACCTTTGACTTCCACCAAGTGTAAGTCGAGCGGTTGATGTTGCCATACGTTGTCATATTAGTGCCGTCATCAATTGCGCCTGGCAAACCAATAAACTGTTGAGTGTTGGTGTAGTTGGTGTACAAGGCTGTGGCCATTGCATCCATCATCACGTTAGTTGCGTCATTCATACGCGCTTCGATCAGAGGAATAATTGCGTAGTCTTGTTGAACCGCACCTTCCATCCCTAAGAATGGTACTGGGGCAATCATGAGCTTCAAGTTGAACTCAGCGTTGAATGCACCTTGCTGGACTGATGGCTGGCTAAAAGAACCAGAGTAATCAGACCACTGTGCGTTTACAAACTGTGCACCTTGAACTGGGACTGTGACTTGGCTCACACCACCTGATGCTTGTTGGCTGTTTGCAATAAGCGCAGCCATCAAAGGGGTTGAGTTATAAAGCTGAACTACCAGCTTGGGTATAAATGCTCTGCGTGTGACGTAAGTAAGTTCGTTGTACTGACTTGAGCCACTTGCAGGTAGAATTCCGCCGCCTATAGGCATAATAAATCTCCTGAGTTAACAAACGGCATAAGCCGTCCCACAAACTTATCCCCTAGCACTGCCATTTAAATTCCGATTGGCCGGCGGTTGCCGCGTAACTCGTTTAGAGCTGCCGCTGCTTCATTGCGTGCCGCACCAATTGGATTTTTCATGTACTTCGATAAATCAAACTTACCAAGTGCGCTTGGATTGTAACCAGTAGGCGTTGGTTGGGCAGATTGTTTCATCCAATCCCAATATTCCGCTGCCGTTTCGTGATCTGGAATACGCTTCTCAAGCATCACTTTCTCAATCTCTTTAATGTCTTCGTCGTTACGGGCTTTGCCGTTTGCAATCAATTGTGCACGCTTTTTCTCAAGCGATTCTAATTGACGGGCTTCCATGAGTTCACCGCGAATCTTTTCATTCTCAGAACGCATCTGCTCCAAAGCCGTATTGGTTTTGTCTTCCAAATCCAACTCAGGCACCGACATACTTGGACGCAATTGCTTGACTAGTCGTAACGTTTCTTTCCGCGTGGAAGGATTGTCTGACAAGTCTTTCATCAGCATTGCAAGTTGGTCGCGCTGTTCTAGTGAAATGTCTTCTAAACTCATGGCTATCCCCTAACTGCTGTTAAATAACTTTTTTGGTATCGCCAGGACGCGACATGGTCATCATGTTTTTGTAGCCGGCTTTAGGTGCGGAGGTTAAGCCGCCAAATTGTGAGTAACGTGGTGTATTGATAATCTGACCATTTTTTTGGTTGTTATCAGTAGGGTTGCGTGGGCTTGATGCACCGCGTGGTTTAAACAAATCCATTTTGATTCCTTTACATTGGGGGCGGCATACCGCCGCCTGGAAGGGGAGGGATTCCACCGGCACCGCCGCCTGGTGGGGCAGGAGGTGGTGGAGTTGGGGCAGGGCCGCCCACGGGTGGCAATGGTTGTGTGCCGCCAGGTGGCATTCCAGGTACTAAAGGTTTCTTGTTCATCTCTGTCATTTGCGGTGACATACCGCCGGCCTGTGGCAAGTTCTGCAACAGTTGCAAAATTTCAGACTGTTGTAGTTCGCCGGTCTTGGCTTTACGCGGACCAATAACGCCAGTGATTGCGCGGATCGCTGCAATGATTTTTTCGCCTTCAGGCGTTTGAGAACCAATGGCTGGCAAGGCTTGTTCGAGCATATCTTGCGCCATGCCAAGATTAATCATCGAGGCTTCGCGGTTTCCCATCTTAGGCTCGGGAGTTGACATGGGTGCGCCCATCGGAGGCGTTGCGCCATCAGACATTCCCATCGTGTTCTCAGAAGGCGGGGGTAAGCCTCCAGGCGTGGCTTTGTCTTTTTGACCTGCCATCAACTTCATCAACTGATCTGGTGGTACAGCCATAATCAATTCCTAAGTAATTTGCGACAGAATAATCCTCTGTACGCGTTTGTCAAGAGGGAGGGTGATTTTTTTGGTTCCCGACCCTCCGGCAGGACTAGCGGCTACACACAATTACTTGCGTGATTTACGGCCTTTACGCGATTTACGCATAGTGCACTCCTTGAAGAATGACGGCCACCAAATTTAAGGGAAGGCAGCCAACCCCTTTTATACCCTGAACAGGTATTCTTAACGACAGCTTTTGCGAGCTTTGCGTGCCATGATATTTTCCTATGAACGTTTGCTACGACCGTAACTTCTTGTTGTGACGTTACGCGGTTCTTTGATTGCATTCACACGATACTGCAAACTCGGTGAATTTTCACCTCTTTTAAGGGACTCCGTAGAAACCCTTGGTTGATCTGCTTTAGGTTGTACTTGACTTGCCATTACGCCGCCTTTGGAACCGCTTTAGGCTTAGGTGCACCCTCTGGTTTGGGTGATGCAGCCTGTTTAGCTTCCATTTGTTTGAGTTGATCTTTTAACAACTGCTTCATAGGTGGTTCTGTCAGATCAAGCAGCGATTCTTTGCTAATTGCCCCGACTTTATGCAACTGGAACGCCAATTGCTTAGTATCTTCAGTAAATATCGGTGAATTTGAGTGTGCATCAACTTTTACTACAAAATCTTTAGTAAATTGCTCTGCAATAAAAGGTACACCCTCTGTATCACTAAAATGCGTAGGATCGTAGGCTTGTATGAGCTTGAGATAAAGTGTTGCAACCTTTTCAAGGCTATCTTCAATAATCAATGCACGTTTCTTAGCTCTACTCGAGCCTAGACGGGCTAATTGACTTGCGTGGCCAGTAGAACGTACTCCAGCCTCGCCTTTGCCTGATAAAACGTTGCTAATACCCGACACTTCGCTAAACATTCCATCAATTTCATGGATAACTTCAAACAGATTGCTTGGCATCTCTGGTGCAAGCCGCTCAACCTTAGAGTTTGGCATATCACTTGCAAGCAAACCACCGGCGCGGTTTAACGAAAAGTTCTTCTCATCTAAGATGCCAGTAAAACCCGACAAAGCTGTAGGTGGGTTTACTTGCTTAGATAACAGGTCAAGAACCTCTGCCATACGGTTGTTACGCAAGGCTTGGAGCAACTGTAACTTCTGAACCTCAGAGGCACCCCAGAAATAATCGTATAAAGGATTTGGGCAGAGTTGCGTAAACGGGCATTCGCCTTTTAAGAACAACGATGCGCCTGGGCGGTCATAGACAATGACATCAGGGCTTGCCATTGTGACAACTTGATAGTCCATTGTTTCATCGTTCCAGACCCACAGTTCGTGCATCTCAACGGTGTCTTCGGCAATACGCGCTTTGTAACGGTTTTGTCCGTACAAATCCATGTTGACTTGGCCATACATGGTGGGATTGCTTTGAGAAAGAACGATCCGATTGACTGCATCTGGTATGTCAGACTCAGATACTTTGATGCCTGTAGTCACCCGCTTTACAATAGCCTCGCGCTTAGGGTGCGAGTACAAGCGTGAGTACAGTTCAGAACGGGTGATGTAATAACGTTGGCAGATAGCTTCTTGCCGGTTGGTATAGGGCAAGTCCTCGCGCAACACACCCATTGCACTAGGCTCAATCATGTACGGGTGAATACCGTTGTTGTAGACTAGTTTGACAAAGGTGGTGTTGTAGACCAACGCCCAAGTCAGCGCAGTAGAGAAGACTTGGTCAGCGTTAGAGTTTAGCCATTCGTCATTAAGTGCCAACGTAAGACTAGGTGTTTTGCGGTGTTCATCGTGTTTGACTGAAGCACCCAGCGCGATACTAAAGCGGGTGGATTCAGCGGAATACAGAAAAGATGTAAGTTGATCAAGGTGCGGATTTACTTTGTTGAAGTACGCGGGTGGTTCTTCCGGCCCTGCGCCAAACAGGTAGTAAGCACGATTGATTGCATAATCACCCTTGCGCTCTTCTCTAGACACCATGCACTTCTGCATCAGGTCTAAGTAGAAATCCTCGCGCTCATTAGGTGATGATGGGATTCTCATTTTTTGATCTGCAAGTTGTCCGGATCACGGATTGTACCTTGGGGGTGGACTACAGGCCCATTATTGATCCCAGCACTGCGTGGTGTCAAGCCCACAGATTCACCGTTCACAGATTTGCCAAACTGGCCGGCAAGCACGGATTGCATATTCATTCCTTGGAACCCGCCTCCCCAGATTGCTGCGTCACCAGCACGGGCTTCGCGCGGCGCGTCTTGTTGCGGTGCAGGTTGGTTCTGGGCATCTTTACGGGGGCGGCCACGCTTTTTAGGGGTGGCGTACTTCTCGGCTTCGGCGTACTCTTTTTCGCTGAACTTGTTGTTGCGCTTGAGGTAGCCGGCTTGGCTCTCACCAACACGGGTGGATTTAATGTCTGACATTCCAAACTCGGTGGCAAGGCTTTGGAGGTTCTTGTCGGCAGCTTTGGACTTGGCTGAAACAAAGCCAGGGCTTTTAAGAAAGACTTGTAAAACCAGTTCATCAATGCACCCCTCTGGGCAAATGGGTTCAAAACCTTCAAAGAACCCGTGTTCTTGACATTTGTAATCTCTAAGTATGCGAGCCATTATTTATCCCCTAATTGGTCGGCAAGTGTGTCGGAATAGTCTGCGCGGTTTTTGATACCAAGTTTTAACTTGATCTCGCCCCCAACAACTTGTAGCCCATAGCCGCGCATTGCCAAGGACTTAGGGGTCTTGCGGTACTGTACAAACTTTGTATTGTCTTGGTTTCTCATAATGGCCACATGACCACCGCGCCACTCATCCCACGCTTTGCTAACTCGGCGTTGAATGTATTCTGTTAATGGATGAACTTGATATAAAAATACATCTTTTAGGTGTCTTTCATCAACACCACAGAGTTCAGCAAACAATCTCATGCTGATTCCCCGATCATGGTCAGATAAGAATCTGTGAATTATTTTCAGCAATTCAGCTTTAGTGTGGATTGTTTTCATTACCATAGACACCAATCTTCTTTAAATAATCACCCACGTTACGCCCGACAGAGAGTTGTTCAGGGGTAAAGTTTTGTTCTACCTTAGACACTAAGCGGCTGATCTTGCGTCCAATTAACTGAGGTTGCACCTGTTCAGCAAAGGCAGCAGCAGCTAAGGCACTTGCAATGACTCGATCATCTTTGTTGCGTCCAGAGGCTTCTATTGACCCGCCATCACGCACCACGGTCTTCATCTCTTCAATGGTATCCATATCCAAAATATCCATCATGCCGCGCTCAAAATAGTCTTTCATGTAGGACAGCATCCGTTCTTTGGTAGCAGAGGTGGTAAGCCAGCCCATGCTTGAAGACATACCGCCTAGCGAGTCGTTCTTTCTCCAGATGTAGTTGGTCATGGAGGCATAGACGTTCATAAGCGAGGCACCCATAGAGTTGCCCATGTTGGCAGCCAAGCGCTTAAGGTTACGCAGTTCGTTGATGACGGCTTGGCCTGGTCCGTTGACTTCTAAGTTAAGGGTAGAGTTTTTGTAGGCACCTGCTAAGTGGGCAATAACCCACGCAAACTGGTAGGTGTTCATCTCTGAGGTGGCAAACGCCGCCACTTGTTCCAAGCCATCGGAATAGGCGCGATACACTTGGATGCAAAACCTGTCAGCCCAATCAGAGCTACCGTAAGCAGGGTCAGCACCAATGACGTAGTAGGCCGTGTCAATTGGTTCTTCCCAGACCTTGAGAGAAGCAAGGCGTTCTGTAGACTTGAGCACGTTGGTGTCTTGGAAGTTTGCACCAAAGGAGTATCGGTAATAGTCGCACGTTGTTTTCTTAGCAATCTTAGCGGCATCTGTGCACCTAGCGTTTGAGAAGTATGACGTACCGGTCATCACAAAGGCGTAGTCTTCAGTAGGAGGAAACTCTTGGTACATCAAAGAGTCATCCTTAATACCTTCAAGGAGTTTCCAGCGCCACCACGCTATTTGGCGCGAGTTGATATCTACGCTATAGAGTTTCTTAATGTCACGCACCCATTCTTTTTCTTCACCTGTTAGTCTGCCATCCCAATACACTTTGTATGTCTGACCTTCAGGGTCCAGTGAATACAGTTCATTACGCCACCAGCCACAAAAAATGGCGCGCTGCGTGCGTGCTCTTTTACTAGTGGTATACATATCGTGGAACATATTAAATCCACGGGCAGTAGACTCAAAGATGTACATTCGCATTGGGTTGGTTTCAGCCAAAGACGCCAGTAGCGAGGCAAGTCCTTCCTCGTCACCCCATGATGAAGTTTCAGTCCCATGTAGGAATGTGATTGCTTTTCCACGGCCTAGCGTTCCCTTGCTTCTTGTTCCTGCGACCTGATAAAACAATCGAGAGCGGTTCTTCAGACTCATCTGTGTGCGGTTATGTGCAATCACAGGTATCTTGTACTCTTTCGGTAAGCCTTCCATGTACATGGCAAGAGTCGAGCGAAACATATCTCGATTCTCTTCTGTATCCGTTGTGAGCGTGCCTTGAAGACCAGGGTTGATAAAGTGCCAGTACAGATCAAGCGCTAAGGAGATTGTAGTAATCCCTAACTGGCGGCCTTTTAGGATAGTAAAGAAGTGCACATCTTCTTCTAGTCCTTTGGCAATCTCACTCATCACATACTTCTGGGTGCCAAGCAAGTTATCCATCTTGCGTAAGCCCTGCTCTTTAGTTTCAATCTTGAGCTGCTTACAAAAGTTGTAGAACTGTTGCAGATTAAATGCGGCCATCATTTTCCCAGTTCACAATGTTGGCGCGTACACGCTTATCTTTTGCACACGCAATCAACTCTTTGTACATATTCTCAGAGTATTTCTCTTTCCACTCGCGTGCGAGCTTAATCTTTTGCTTCTTGGTTCGGCAAGCTAAAGCACGTTGCATCTGTATCATCAAATCAACGCGAGTTCGCAACAATTGCCTAGTGTACGGGTCTTGCATACTTCAAAATCTGCTCCTGCAATCCCTGAATCTGACCCTGCGCCACAGTCAACAACCGATTGCTCTCAGTGTGCACACGCATCAACTCACCAAACATCTCAGTCTTATTCATCGCCCACACACGATCAAGGTACTGTTTCCTCGCAGCCTCTTCAGCCGTCTGGATCAACTCCTCAATCACCTCTGCACCGTTCACATTAATACTCATCTAACTCACCTCCAAAGTAAACAAACAATTTCTTAGCCGCCTCATACACCTCAGCGTCATCATCGTTGTCTTCATCCTCTAATAGGTCTAACACCCGCTCCAGATGAACCAACATCAACTTATCCAATAAGTCATTTAAACGATCCTCCATACCCGTACCCCCCCGTTCTCAGTCCTGGCACTAAACTTCTTCCCATATCGCTTACCAGCCCTCAGATTGCTATTACACACCTGCTGTAACGGCATATCCTCAAGAAAGAAACTATCCCCAATCTCCATGTCTTCATAGGGATATATCGTCCTATTTCGTCTAGTAGGCACCGGTATATCTTTATCTACTTGTATCATCTACTACACCCCCTAACTCAATATACAAATAATAACAGATGCTACGCAAAAGCCTATTTTTCTTTGGGGGGGGAAAGGAGAGGTGCACCCTCCAGCCGCCCTCCCCGCCCATCGCCGGCCACGCTGCATCTAGGTGCCTGGCTGTCGCGTCTAGAGTATGCGCGTCTAGCGTATGCGAGTGCTACCCATGACCATATCGAGTATGCGACTAGGTCGACAATAATATATGTATCCAGTTATATATATACAAGATGGCCAGTGGCCCCTTGTGTGAATTGATTAGAGTAGTGAGTAGCATACCTCTGTTGCCTTGCCCTTTGCTGCGCTCGGGTCGCCTGTTGATAACTATAGTTAACTAGATTACTATGTCCCTTATAATAATTAGAATAATTGATAACTAGATATAATTATAACGACACTAAGTATTACTTATTAGTGTAAACACCTAGTAGAATATTGTGAGTATTTGAGAGTATTACTCATTACATAATCAATTAATCATATATACTAGGCGTGTAGTATTCATCACTCATTAGGTTTAAACATTAGGGGTTATACGATGAAAGTATTAGGCTACATAGCATATGAAGGTAAATCAAAGCTCACTGGTGATCCGATAGTAGTCATCATCAATAAGGTTCACAGCAAGAGCAAAAACGATAAAACCGGCGCCCTGGTGCAAAGCTTTATCATTAGGTCTGATATCGATCCGGTCACAGCTCTTACCACTGGTGCAGATCAAGCAATATGTGGTGAATGCGAGCATAGACCAATTAACGCTAAGGTTACCGGCAAACCACCCTGTTACGTCAACGTAGGTCGAAGTGTATTAGCTGTTTACAAAGCTTATAAACGTGGCCGGTACGTCAAAGTATCACCTAAACAATTAGCACTCATACTGGCCGGTAAAAAGCTTCGTATCGGTACTTATGGTGATGGAGCGGCTGCACCAGTAGCATTGTGGCAAACACTTACTCAATACACTCTTGATCACGTTGGATATACTCACCAGTGGCAAACACCAGGCTTTGATCATTTTGGGTGGTCAACGTTGGTTATGGCCAGTGCAGATACTAAAGAGCAAGCTTTGGCAGCTCAAGAGCTGTCGTATCGTACGTTTAGGGTATCTATAGGTATTGATAAACTTGCTAATGAGTCATCGTGTCCAGCGAGTGCAGAGTCTGGTAAGAAAACCACTTGTGATAATTGCTTACTTTGTGCCGGTCAAATGAAAGCTGCCAAAAATATTGTGATAGCAGATCATGCATTAGGTCACAAAAACCGTGTTATTCAGATCAAGCTTGCAGCATAAATAGGGGTTAATTATGACTAAAACACAATTATTTTCCCGCATAAGTAACTGTAGATTCAAAGCTAAACAACACTATGACGATTATGTGCTTCACAAACACATTTTTAACGATGCCAAACGTGCCGAAATTGAACTTCAAAAGCATGACGATCTGCTTGCTGAAGCTGAAATTTGCAAACTTGTATTGCAATCCGATTATTGACTCAAGAGGCCTAACATGACAAACAAACAACTATTGAATGATGCTATTGCCCTGGCCTTGATGGCCGTGGCTTTTATTATGTGTCTTTTTATTTAGGGGTATGACATGACTATTTATCACATTGACATTACAAAC